GCTGCCGTTCTTGTTATTGCTAAGTATCAATACCAATGTGCGTTCGTTGCTGACCAAGAAATAAATCTTCTTGCTGCCCTTACTGAACTTATGGTGGAGTGTGAATTCAAATGAATAAAGAACATCAAGTAAAAGCAAAGTGGTATTACATTTTCTGGGGTGCTATGGCAGTTGCTGTAGTTGGTGGACAGATTTATGTTGGAACTGGATATCGTGAGATGGCAGAAGCAACTAAATCAACTGAAATTTCGGTTTCCTGTGTATTACCTTACGAGACATCTAGAAATAGAAGTGGAGAGTTTGAATGAAAGAACTCAAGACTCCCCTGAGGTATCCTGGTGGTAAATCCCGTGCTTGTGAAAAGATGGGACCTTATTTTCCAGACCTTCGTAATTATGAAGAATTCCGAGAACCATTTCTTGGTGGAGGAAGTGTTGCGATTTATATCACAAAGAAGTATCCTGGATTAAATATTTGGGTAAATGATTTATATGAACCTCTTGTAAACTTCTGGCAACAACTCCAGATGTTTGGTACTGATCTTAAAGATAAACTGGTAGATTTAAAGACAGCAAATAATACTCCCGATTTAGCAAGAGAACTTTTTCTTCACTCAAAAGGGCAGATCAATGACCAAAGTTTGCCAAGTATTTATCGTGCTGTGGCTTTCTATATTGTCAATAAGTGTAGTTTTAGTGGTCTTACAGAGAGTTCATCATTTTCACCACAGGCTTCCAATAACAACTTCAGTCTGCGAGGGATCGAAAAGTTGCCTGCGTATTCTACGCTAATAGCAAATTGGCGTATAACTAATTACTCTTACGACTATTTGTTGGATGGGAATATGGGTGCTTTTGTGTATCTCGATCCTCCTTATGATATTAAGGATAATCTCTATGGGCGTAAAGGATCAATGCACAAAGGATTTGATCACGATAAGTTTGCTGTTGATTGTGATTCTTGTTATATGCATCAACTAATAAGTTATAATTCTGATCAACTAGTCAAAGATCGTTTTAAAAAATGGAAGACTGGTGAGTTTGATTTGACTTATACAATGCGTTCTGTTGGTGAATATATGCGAGAGCAAAAAGAAAGAAAGGAACTTTTGCTGTTTAATTATGATAAAAATTTGTTATGGAACTGAAGGACTGGTTGAATTCAATTAACTTTACAAAAGAGGATTTATCTGAAGATATCAAAGACTATCCTCCGTATATTATTAACAAATGCTTGTCGGGTAGCATCGATTGCGTTCTCTTTGCAAATGAAATGAATATTAATCATCATATTGACAAAGATATGCAATATTCGTTTTATCTAAATAGTCTAAGGAAAAAGAAGAGATTTTCTCCCTGGCTCCGAAAAGATAAGGTTACAGACTTAGAATGTATTAAATCATACTATGGTTATAGTAATGAGAAGGCATCTCAAGCACTGAAAATCTTAACAAAAGAACAACTTACTTTCATTAAAAAACGACTTGATATTGGAGGAACAAAATGACTACTACGGTAGAACCTACTGTTGAATGGTCTCAAGACCAAATGGTAGAGGTAATTCTTAATGAACCTGATGACTTTTTGAAAGTTCGTGAGACTTTAACTCGCATCGGAGTTGCATCACGTAAGGAGAAAAAACTTTATCAATCCTGCCATATTCTTCACAAGCAGGGTAAGTATTATATCGTTCACTTTAAAGAACTGTTTGCACTTGACGGTAAACATGCAAACTTAACAGTAAATGATGTCCAAAGACGTAATCGTATCGTTCGTCTTCTTGCTGATTGGGGATTAATTACTGTTGTAAAAGAAGATAAAGTATCTGATATTGCTCCACTTAACCAAATTAAAGTTCTTGCCTATAAGGATAAGGGTGATTGGATTCTTGAGCAAAAGTATAACATTGGCAAGAAAGGAAAAGCAGTAGAGGTAGAATAAATAATTCTGTGCCATTCGTGCGGCACTCTACAAAAGTCGGAACACCCTAAAGAGAAGTTCGGTTTTTACCGTTCTTCTCTTTTCTGTTCTTTGGTATAAATAATAATGGATGCCGAAAGGGTCCACAAAACACAAACTCGCTTTTAAAGGAGCTACTATAATGACTAATCTGATGAAGTATCAGGCTGCGGATCTTCCTGCCTTGCTGGAAAGAATCAACCGCAATACAATTGGACTAGATGAATATTTTGATCGCATCTTTAGTCTTCACGAAACAACTTCTAACTATCCTCCATACAATCTTGTTCAAGTTAGCAATGTAGAGTCACGACTGGAACTTGCACTTGCTGGATTTAAAAAGAAGGAGGTTTATGTCTATACGCAAGACGGAAAACTCTTTGTTGAAGGGCAGAAAGAAGATAAAGAAACGCAGTCAAACTATCTTCACAAAGGTCTGGCTCAACGGAGTTTTACACGTTCCTGGACACTCTCTGATGACACGGAAGTTCGATCAGTTGATTTTGAGGATGGGCTTCTGACAGTGACTCTTGGTAGAATTGTTCCAGAGCATCATAAGCGAAAGGACTATCTATAAATATAACTGAATATCGTCGGCGCTGGGAGGCAACTGGCAAAATCCAGTTGACGCCTCCCCTTTTTCTTGCTAAAATATTACTAGGTAAAAGTGTTTTATGACTATTAAATTGCTGCTTCTCAAATCTGGAGAAGATATCATCGCAAACGTAAATGAAATGGTTGTTGGTGATGAAGAAAACAAAAGAATCGTTGGATATTTTCTAGATAGACCTTGTATTGTCAAGATGAGAAGTCCTACGATGATTACTGAAGAAGTTGGAGAGGGTGTACAGAGAACAGGATTTGAAGTGTCCTTGTTTCCTTGGATGCCACTGTCCAAAGATGAGAGAATCCCAATCCCCGCAGATTGGATGATTACTATGGTTGAACCAGTTGATAAACTAAAAGAAATGTACGTTGAGGACATTACACAAAATGGAAAAGACAATAAAGATACTTCTTCTACTGAACAATCAGATTCTGATATCACAGATTGAGGAAGTATCTGCTGATATTGGGGAACCTGACTGTAAACTTGTTAAACCCTTTGTCGTAAAAGAAAATAAAACCTTAGAACCATTCTTGTTTGAAGTGACCAAGCAAGACACATTTATGATGAGTTCGGACAAGATACTTACTCTTGCAAATCCAACTCCGACACTTCTTGAAAAATATGAGGACTTGATTAAGGAATGAGATTTTACACTAATGTTCAATTGATTGGAAATCAATTTTTGGTTCGTGGCGTTGAAGATGATAAAAGATTTGAGACAAGAGATGAGTTTTTCCCAACTCTATTTGTAAAGACAAAAAAAGATTCTAAGTATAGAACATTAGGTGGAGAAGCAGTAGAACCAATCAATCCAGGAACAGTTCGTGACTGCCGTGAGTTCTACAAAAAGTATGATGAGATTGATGGGTTTGAAATCTACGGTAATGATCGTTACATCTACCAATATATCTCAGAGAAATACCCTGAAGATGAAATCAAGTTTGACATTAGTAAAATCAAACTTGTAACTCTTGATATTGAGGTTGCTTCTGAAGAAGGATTCCCTGATGTAGAATCTTGCTCAGAAGAAATCCTTGCAATCACAATTCAGGACTACACCACTAAAAAGATTATTACTTGGGGAGTAAAACCATTCAACAATAAACAAAAGAATGTTACTTACCATCACTGCCCAAGTGAGTATGAACTTCTGAATCACTTTATCAACTATTGGATGGTTGATGTTCCTGATGTGATTACTGGTTGGAACATTCAGTTGTATGATATTCCATATATCTGTAAGCGTTTGAATCGTGTTCTTGGTGAAAAACTAATGAAGCGTTTTTCGAACTGGGGACTGGTTACTGAAGGCGAAGTTTTTATCAATGGACGTAAGCACACGACATTTGATGTTGGTGGTTTGACTCAATTAGACTATCTTGACCTCTATAAGAAGTTCACTTATAAGGCACAAGAATCATACCGTCTTGACTATATTGCTGAAGTAGAACTGGGGCAAAAGAAACTAGACCACTCTGAGTTTGATACCTTTAAGGACTTCTATACTCAAGGTTGGCAAAAGTTTATTGAATACAACATCGTTGACGTGGAACTTGTTGACCGTTTGGAAGACAAGATGAAACTGATTGAACTTGCACTTACGATGGCATACGACGCAAAGGTAAACTATGCGGATGTGTTCTATCAGGTAAGGATGTGGGACAATATTATCTACAACTATCTTAAGAAGCGGGATATTGTCATTCCTCCAAGGAACAAATCTCAGAAGAATGAAAAGTATGCTGGTGCATATGTAAAAGAACCAAAACCTGGTAGGTATGATTGGGTTGTGAACTTTGACCTTAACTCACTGTATCCACACTTGATTATGCAATACAACATCTCCCCAGAAACTCTGGTTGATGAAAGGCACCCAACAGTAAGTGTTGACAAAATCCTCAATCAATCAATTAACTTTGAGATGTATAAGGACTATGCAGTATGTGCTAATGGTGCAATGTTCCGAAAGGACATTCGTGGATTCCTTCCAGAACTGATGGAAAAAATGTATCAGGATAGGGTCATCTTCAAGAAGAAGATGATTGCTGCAAAGAAAGAGTATGAGAAAACCAAAAACAAAGAATTGGTAAAAGAGATTGCCCGCTGTAATAACATTCAGATGGCAAAGAAGATTTCTCTAAACTCTGCTTATGGTGCCATCGGAAATCAATACTTCCGTTATTATAAACTTGCAAATGCAGAAGCAATCACTCTGTCTGGTCAAGTTTCAATTCGGTGGATTGAAAACAAGATGAACACTTATATAAACAAACTACTCAAGACTGAAGATGTTGATTACGTTATTGCTTCGGATACTGATTCTATCTATCTTAATATGGGTCCTTTGGTTGAGACTGTATACAAAGGAAGAGAGAAAACTACTGAAGGCATTGTTTCGTTCCTTGATAAGGTCGCTTCAATGGAACTTGAAAAGTATATTGAGGGTTCTTACCAAGAACTGGCGACCTATGTGAATGCTTATGACCAGAAGATGCAAATGAAGCGAGAGAACATCGCTGACCGTGGCATCTGGACTGCGAAGAAGCGATACATCCTTAATGTATGGGACAGTGAAGGTGTCCGATATGAGGAACCTAAACTCAAGATGATGGGTATTGAGGCAGTTAAATCTTCTACCCCAGCACCTTGCCGTAAAATGATTAAGGATGCTCTTAAGTTGATGATGAGTGGAACTGAAGATGAAGTTATTGACTTTATTGAAAATTCCCGTAAGGAGTTCAAGTCTTTACCTCCAGAGCAAATTTCATTCCCTCGTTCTGCATCTGATGTTGTTAAATATCAGTCATCTTCCGACATTTATATAAAAGGAACTCCGATTCATGTTCGCGGAGCACTTCTGTTCAATCACTACGTTAAAGAGAATAAGTTGACTAATAAGTATTCTCTAATTCAAAACGGCGAGAAGATTAAGTTTGTATACTTGAAAAAACCAAACACAATACACGAGAATGTGATCTCCTTTATTCAAGAATTTCCAAAGGAACTTAACCTTGACAGATACATAGACTATGAACTACAATTTGAGAAAGCATTTCTAGAACCACTCAAGATTATCCTTGATTCGATTGGGTGGTCTGTAGAAAAAACTGTAAACCTTGATTCCTTTTTTGCTTGATGGACTTGCCTATTAACGACGATGAACTGAATACTATTATTAGTGCTATGCATCTTGGTGGAGATGTTGCACTTTATCAAAAACTAAAACTGGTGAAAGAACTGCGAGAGCAAGGTTTGCCTTATAAAAAAATACTTCGTGAACAGTATGGGATGGTGGCATGATGATTAAAGTAAAGTATTATCTTAAAGAGTTTCCAAATACAACACTCTTTAAGTTTTTTAGAACTGAAGAGGCAGTAGAGATGTTTAAATCTCAAAATCCAGATTATGTTTTTATTGGGGATAAGTGATGGATTTTCTTAAAGATATTGTAAAAGAGATTGGTGATGACTTTACTAAGTTAGCATCAGACATTGACGAAACAGAAACTTATGTTGACACGGGTTCATACATTTTTAATGCACTGGTTTCAGGTAGCATATTTGGTGGTGTATCTGGCAATAAGATTACTGCTATTGCTGGAGAGTCTAGTACTGGAAAAACTTTCTTCAGTCTCGCCGTTGTTAAGAATTTTCTTGATTCCAATCCCGATGGGTATTGTCTCTATTTTGATACTGAAGCTGCTATTACTAAATCCCTTGTAGAATCGCGTGGAATTGATACTTCTCGTCTTGTGGTTGTTAATGTTGTTACTATTGAAGAATTTCGTGGAAAGGCACTCAAAGCAGTAGATATGTATCTTAAGAAACCCTTAGAAGAACGCAAACCGTGCATGTTTGTGCTAGACTCTTTGGGTATGCTTTCCACAGAGAAAGAAATTACTGATGCACTAAACGATAAGCAAGTTCGTGATATGACTAAATCACAACTGGTAAAAGGTGCATTCCGAATGCTCACACTCAAACTAGGTCAAGCAAATGTCCCGCTCATTGTCACAAATCATACATACGATGTCATCGGAGCTTACGTACCAACTAAAGAAATGGGAGGAGGTTCTGGACTCAAATACGCAGCAAGTACGATCATTTATCTCAGCAAAAAGAAAGAAAAGGATGGAACGGAAGTGGTCGGAAATATTATCAAAGCTAAGACTGCTAAATCGCGTTTGAGTAAGGAGAACAAAGATGTTGAAGTCCGTTTGTATTATGATGAGCGCGGTCTTGATCGTTACTATGGTCTTCTGGAACTTGGTGAACTTGGTGGACTCTGGAAGAATGTAGCAGGACGTTATGAGATTGATGGTAAAAAGATTTATGCTAAGCAAATTCTAAAAGAACCTGAAGTATATTTCACTGAAGAAGTGATGCAACAATTGGATGAAATTGCAAGGAAAGAATTTAGTTATGGATAAACTTTCTGATTTAATCAGGGTTTATGATAATGCACTGGATAATAAAATCTGCACACTGCTTATTCAAAAATTTGAGGAATTGAAAGGAGACCAGGAAAGAGTTGAACAACAAAGAAAACCAGATTTTACACAACTCAATCTTACTCAGATTTCTAATAAAACTCCAGAACTAAATTATCTACATCAATTTTTAATAAAGTCTGCTCTTGAATATAAAAAGAAATATTATTCCCACATTGGTGATTGGAAGTTTCCAACAAAAAATGGATTTGAAGAATTCAGAGTAAAAAGGTATCTTAATAACGGTAACGATGTATTTGAACGTCATATTGATGTCAATGATTATGCATCTGCCAGAAGATATCTTTCTTTTTTGTGGTACTTGAATGATGTTAAAGATGGTGGAGAAACAGTTTTTGATAATTTGACTATCAAACCAGAAACTGGTAAATTAATTATCTTCCCTCCTATGTGGATGTTTCCTCATAGTGGAGAGTGTCCTGTTAGTAATACAAAGTATATCGTTAGCACCTATTTACATTATATCTGATGGATAAAGTTGAAATTCTAATTCTTCGCAATCTCCTTCATAATGAGGAATACATCCGAAAGGTAGTTCCTTTTATTAAGTCTGATTATTTTGAAGAAACAAACCAAAAAATTATTTTTGAAGAAATACTCAAATTTATTCAAGAATATAACCAACCAGCGACTAAAGAAGTTCTTTGTATTGAAGTAGAAAATAGGCAAGACATAAACGATTCCTCCTTTAAAGAGATTACGCAACTTATCAGTTATCTTGATGATGAACCATCTGAATTTAATTGGTTGGTTGATACCACTGAGAAGTGGTGTCGAGATCGTGCAATCTATCTTGCTCTTATGGAATCAATCCATATTGCAGATGGTAAAGATGATAAGAAAAATCGTGACAGCATACCTAGTATTCTATCTGATGCTCTTGCAGTATCTTTTGACACAAACATTGGTCACGATTACCTGCTAGACTATGAAAAACGTTATGAATCTTATCATAAGAAAGAAGACAAGATTGAATTTGACCTCGAATACTTTAACAAAATCACAAAGGGTGGTTTACCTAATAAGACTCTCAATATCGCTCTTGCTGGTACGGGTGTCGGAAAAAGTCTCTTTATGTGCCATGTTGCTGCTTCCGTCTTATTGCAAGGCAGGAACGTTCTCTACATCACTCTTGAAATGGCGGAGGAACGAATTGCTGAGCGAATTGATGCAAACCTCCTCAATGTCCCGATTCAGGATATTGCAGAACTACCAAAGCAGATGTTTGAAAATAAAGTAACGAATCTTTCAAAGAAAACTCAGGGAACTCTAATTATCAAAGAGTATCCAACTGCTTCTGCTCATGCTGGACACTTCAAGTCACTTCTTAATGAACTTGCACTTAAGAAGTCATTTAGACCTGATATTATTTTCATTGACTACCTTAATATTTGTGCTTCCTCTAGGTATCGCGGAAATAGTAACATCAATTCCTATACGTTTGTAAAAGCAATTGCTGAGGAACTTAGGGGACTTGCCGTTGAGTTTAATGTTCCAATTGTCTCCGCTACCCAGACCACTCGTTCAGGTTATGGTTCTTCTGATGTTGAACTTACTGATACTTCTGAATCCTTTGGTCTCCCTGCTACTGCTGATCTTATGTTTGCCCTTATTAGCACTGAAGAATTGGAGGGATTGGGACAGATACTTGTAAAACAACTTAAGAATCGTTATAACGACCCTACCATTCATAAGCGGTTTGTGGTTGGTATTGATAGAGCAAAGATGCGTCTTTATGATTGTGAACAGTCTGCTCAACAGGATATCCTTGACAATGGAAAGGATGAAGAGTATGATTATGAAGAAAGAAAACCTAAAAAATCATTTGAGGGATTCAAGTTTTGATTTACTACACGGTATTTGATGCAAATGGTAACAAGATTGCCGATTGTGGTGATGAAGGAGATGCTAAGTGGTTGGCAGAATGTCGCAGAGGCACTTATAAAACCAACAGACTTGACTGGAGCGTAACTATTGATGTAGAATTGCCAAGATTTGAACTTCCTGTCCACCAAGTTGTTCCTAAAGAATATTGGAATTCTATGTATCCAGACATTCCAGATGACATTGATGAACCGATTGTTAAACAACTTTCTGAATCTGACCTAGAAAAATTTACTGTTAATTGATATGACTAAAGTTATTGACTCTGATAAGTATATTGAATTTGTGCGCCAAACGACAAGTCCTGCCAGTAGTGACTTTGCACAACTTCTCACTCGAATGACTGAACTTGAAGCAAATGATGATGCAGATGTTCCCCGTCTCTTGACTGCTGCTTTTGGTATTAGTGCGGAAGCAGGTGAGTTTACTGAAGTTGTTAAAAAGATTTTCCTTCAAGGAAAACCTTATAATGAAGATAATGTTTTTCACATGAAGCGTGAACTTGGAGATAT